AAACGAACAGATATTATCAAGCGCTTTCAGGAAAACCCTGATCCAAAAGTTTTAATTATTCAGCCACAAGCTGCCGCACATGGTGTAACATTGACGGCTGCTAACGTGATTATTTGGTATGCCCCCGTTACTTCTATTGAGACATACTTGCAAGCAAATGCTCGCATACATAGACAGGGGCAAAAGAACCCGATGACTGTTGTGCACATCACAGGAAGCCCAGTAGAGACAAAGTTATACGGGATGCTACAAAACAAACTTAATGTCCACACTCAGTTAGTTGATTTGTATAAAAATGAAATTAGTTCTTGACACAGTACAGTTTTACCATTAGTATTAAACATCGGACATAGATCCGAGTGCACAACCAAGAGGATAAAAATGTGGATATTTCCGTAGATAAACTCGTCGCCGTTTACATCAAAATGCGTGATGAGCGAGACCGTCTTAAGCGTGATATGGAAGTACAGATTGAAAACATTGAAAGCCAGATGAAGGTTATCAATGCCGAGTTGCTTGATATTTGCAAAGAAGCCGGGGTTGACAGTTTTCGCACACCATTTGGTACTGCTTACCGCACTATTAAAAGTCGGTATTGGACTAACGACTGGGAAAGTTTCCATACGTTTATGAAGGAGAACGAAGCAATGGAGTTGTTGGAACGTCGTATACACCAATCAAATATGAAACAGTTTTTAGAGGAAAATCCGGACACGCATCCCGCCGGACTTCAGGTTGAAAAAGAGTATGCAATTACCATTAGGAGAAAATAAATGAGTAACGAAATTAGTTTGTTTCAACAAGCAGTACCCGACTACATTAAAGAAGCCGGTGTAGATGAGTTAACCCGTTCGCTAGGTGGCGGCGGTGGTAGCAAGCGCATATCCATTCGTGGTTCTGTATTTCGTATGATGGTGGGTGGCGAGGAGATTGCTAAGAACGAAAGCCGTTCTATGAATGTTGTAGTAGTTAACGGAACCAAGCATGTTGCCCGTAAGTTTTATGCTGGTAAATATGTAGCCGGTGAGGCAGCACCTCCTGATTGCTGGTCTAATGACGGCATCATTCCTGATGCAAGTGTAGAAAGCCCACAAGGCTCGAACTGCGATAACTGCCCACAGAACATTAAAGGTTCAGGCAATGGCGATTCGCGTGCGTGCCGGTACGAAAAACGCTTGGCAGTTGTATTAGCCGACGACATTAAAGGTAGTGTCTACCAATTGTTACTCCCATCAAAGTCTTACTTTGGCAAAGGCGACCTCGACAAGATGCCGTTTGAGCAGTATGCCAAGTACGTTGCTTCACAGGGATACAACATCAATATGATTGTCACCGAAATGAAATTTGACTCGGACAGCGACAATCCCAAGTTGACCTTCAAGCCTATTGGTTTCCTCTCCAAGGAGCAGTGGGAAATAGCAAAACAGCAAGGTGCAACCTTGGATGCAAAACAAGCAATAGTAATGACTGCCTCACAATCAGATGCAAAACCGAAAGCAATTGCCGCCCCGGTAGCATCTAGTGTGAACAAAGCCGAAGTAAAAGCAGAAGCCGAAGCAGAGGTTCCTGAGCCAACCAAAAAAGTTTCTAAGAAGGCTGCGGAGGCGCCGACTGAGAAAAAAGATCTCGCTGAGATTATGGGCAACTGGGCTACGGATGACGAGTAATGACGGACAGTCGTGGTTACAGTTCCCGAATTATTAAGGCGAACACAGAAGCCAGCACAGAGAACCCCGGCGTAATGCTGGGGCGAATGTGTATTGCTAGAGAAATCCCTGTGTCTGATGTTTCTAGTTATTTTGGAGTAAGCCGAATGACCATCTACAAATGGTTCAAAGGTTTAGAAATACCAAGACAGAAACAAATTGCAAGGATTGAAGAAGTTTTGGCAAAGGCTAAGTTTAGCGTTTAGTAACACGGGCATCTAGTTCGACGGAACGAAAAGGGGTTAATCGCCGCAACCCCCTGATGCCCTTTCTTTTCTGCGGCGCAAGGGCGGCAAATGGCAACTACAGATTTACTGTCGGCGGTGCTTCCATCTGAAGGATGGTATTGCATTGTTGGGCTAAAGACAGGAAGTAAGCCGAAGCAGACATTCCATGAAACATTGGATGAATGTGAGCAAGCAATTGCTGGCTTAATGCAAGACGAGTACAACGCATACTTTGCGTGCTCCAAATACGAGACAAACAAATCACGCACGCAACCGAACGCCAAATATATTAAAGCCTTTTGGTTGGACATTGATTGCGGTGAGAGCAAAGATTATCCGAGTCAAGCCGAAGGACTTGCTGCCCTTAAAAACTTTTGCAAGGTAACAGGACTACCTAGGCCGACAGTTGTTAACTCAGGGCGGGGGCTGCATATCTATTGGAGACTCAGTAGAACTATCACTGCTGAAGAGTGGAAGCCCGTTGCTGAGCGCATCAAGTATCTTTGCGAAGAGTACGACTTTCATGTTGACCCATCTCGTACATCAGACTTAGCCTCGATACTTAGGGTTCCTGAGACTTTAAACTTTAAGGATGACCCACCTAAACCTGTATCTATTATCTGTTTATCAGATGAAATAGAGTACGAAACAATCAAGTCCCAACTTGGTGTTCTTGTTGCGCCGCCTGAGTTTAATGTACCAAGACAGGAACTAAATGAATTGACCAAAGCCCTTGCTAACAACGAGGAGAAATGGTTCAAGATAATTATTAAAAAGACTATCAAAGGCGAAGGGTGCGCCCAGATACATAAGATAGCAACAGAGCAAGAGACAGTTAACTATGAGTTATGGCGTGCTGGGTTGTCGGTGGCATGGGCTTGTGAAGATAGAGATACAGCCATTCATAAGATCTCAGAGCGTCATCATGAATACGATTTCCAAGAGACTATCCGTAAGGCTATGGATACCGGTGGCCCACAGAAGTGCGTCACGTTTGAGAAGTGGAATCCTAGTGGGTGCGAGGGTTGCCCCCACAAAGGCAAGATAGTTGGGCCGATTGCGTTGGGGCGCAAGGTTGTCAAAGCCCGTGCTGAGGATAACTTTGTTGAGGTAGAAGCAAAGTCTCCCGAGGTGCCGGTTACAAAGATCACAATTCCCGAATACCCCTTCCCTTACTTTAGAGGCAAGCAGGGCGGGGTTTATATTGAAATGGCAGATGACGACCCCATATTAGTTTATCAGCACGACATTTATGTGGTTAAGCGGATGAGAGATCCGCAGAAAGGGGAGGTTGCTTGGATACGACTGCACCTACCAAAGGATGGAGTTAAAGAGTTTGCGTTGCCTATTACAGAGGTAATGACTAAAGAAAAGTTACGAGAGAAGTTAGGATTTTATGGCGTTGCAGCACTTCAAAAGCAGATGGATGCCATCATGGTGTACATCATTAAATTTGTTAACGAGTTACAGTACAAAACTGACGTGGAGGTAATGAGAATGCAATACGGATGGGCAGACAAAAATAGCAAGTTTGTTGTTGGAGACCAAGAGATAACGGCGGAAGGTATTAAATACAGCCCCCCTTCTTCAATGACTTCGGCACTATCAGAGTACATGCAGCCAATGGGCACGTTAGATGAATGGAAAAAGATAGCCAATGTGTACAACCGCCCCGGCATGGAGCCACATGCGTTTGGGTTTTTTACGGCGTTTGGGTCTCCGCTTCTAACCCACTTAAACCTAAAAGGCGCAGTTATAAACCTAATTAATAACGTATCGGGGACAGGTAAAACCACGGTAGCCAAGGTTATGCACAGCGTATACGGGCACCCCGAAGAGCAGATGCTTATTGCTAAAGACACCATAAACGTCAAGCTGCACAGGATGGGGGTAATGGGTAACTTGCCAATTAGTTGCGACGAGATAACTAACGTAGAGGCGGAGCACTTTTCTGACTTTGTCTACGCCGTGTCGCAAGGCCGTGCCCGTAACCGGATGAAGTCTCAGTCTAACGAGGAGCGGCTCAACACATCAAAGTGGTCTTTACTGTGCGTATGTACTTCTAACGCATCCTTTTATGACAAGCTGGCATCGCTTAAATCAACCCCCGACGGCGAGTTAATGCGGTTAATTGAGTTCCAAATACCTGTTAATAGCGTCATGAACAAGGTCGAAGCCGACGAAATATTTAGCCAATTAGATAACAACTACGGGCACGCAGGGCGGGTTTACCTGCAATGGCTAGTATCTAACCTTGAAGAAGCCATAGATATGGTTAAGCAGGTGCAGATTGTTATTGATAAGAAGGTTAAGTTTAGTGGTCGTGAGCGGTTTTGGTCTGGTGTTGCCGCCTGTAATATTGCAGGGGCCATGATCGCTAATAAACTTGGACTGATTGACATTGATATTAAAAGGGTCTTTGAGTGGATGGTTGTTGAGTTTTCCAAGATGCGTCATGAGATTAAGGCACCTCCTACAAACCAAGCCAGCACGATAGGCGAGTTCTTAAATGAGTTCCGGGGGAGCATCCTTGTGATTAACGACGCTGCTGACAAGCGTTCAGGAATGGCTCAGTTGCCGATTGTGGAGCCGAAGTTTGACTTACTTGCACGGATAGAGCCAGATACCAAGAAGTTATTTATTAGTGCCAAGCACCTACGGCAGTTCTGTACCAAAAACCAGATCACACTTAAGGATGTGCTAAATACCCTAGCCGCCGAGGGCATATACGAAAAGACGGTCAAAAAGCGAATGGCTAAAGGCACTAAGATTGAAGGACTGCCTACAGACGCACTTATGTTTGATTGCTCCAAAGGGGACTTTATTAACACCGACGACTATGTTGAGTCGCTAAAACCCGCTGACGATGAGAGTCCACGGCCTGTCGTTTGAGATTGATTGGAGTAAGTTTAAGCCGGGGCGAACCTTTTTTATCCCCTGCTTAGATTTAGAAACCGCAAAAACAGAGTTGGTAGCTGTAACTAAAAGGCTAAAATATTCTGTAGAAATGCGTGGGGTGATTGAGAATGGGGTCAAAGGCTTGCGGGTATGGAGAATTAAGTAGTACACTTCGACCTGACAGTGCCTCCTCGCTGTCGGTGCCTCTGGCACTCCTCTTGGTGGTTGAGCTTCTTCAACCTTGCACCCCCGCCTAGCGCGGGGGTCTTTTTCAGTCCCCGTAGTACCCCATATCTTCAAGGGTGCCCATTAGTTTCTTGTTAATGGGAATACCACCGGTAACTTCAGCCAAAGCCCGAGCCTTATACCGAGTCTTTACGGACTTTCTTAAAGTATCAGCAGAGATGGGGAAACTTGGGTATGTGCGGTTAAACGAGCCAATCTTTTCAACGACTCGCTCAGTAAAGTCTGAATCTTGGGTATCAATGGACATAAAGAAAGCATTTAATAAATCTTGCCGCTTATTAATAATGTCCTGCTCCATCCCTTTTTTCTCGATGTTAGACTTTTGCCGCTGTGCAACACGCTCAGGTGAGAAGCCAAGTGATTGGGCAAGTGCATCTTTACCGCTAATATCGCTTACTAACTCATCACCTTTGAGAGTAAGAACTCCTTCTGTAGCGTAGCGCATTCCGACCAAAGGCTGCTTTAATACGGCAGGCATAATCTTTTCAGCACCACGATAGTAGTGCCCATCGTTGTAGAGTTTCAATGCTTCAGCAGCGCTTATACCCAGACCCGCAGTCGGCCCAAGTAAGTTGATAAGCATATTTTGGAAAGCAGTAACTTCATCTTGACTCTTACGGGCGTCACGGAACCAAAGGTCATTTAGACTCATACGATCTGCAATGTTTAAACCCGTAGCCTGTGTAACAACCCCACGAGATATAGAGTCGCCAAAGAAGTCTCCGAATGTCTCTGCCATCCAGTTCTTGAACCAATTCTCAAAGTCAAGCGGTGGCTCATCATCGTCTGAGAAGACTGCATATAAAGCCTCAACTGTGGCTGCACCGATTGAAAACAGCGGCATACCGGTTGCACCAGCAAACAAGAACGTCATTCCTAACGTGCCCAGCAGACGATCTCTGCCCTCTTTACGGATCTGTTTAACCTGATCTTGTACTGCCTTATCAAGGTCTTTTGCCGACAACGCTGCTTGCCCAGTCTCAGCACGCTCCCGAATTATGCTATCTGCAATCTGCCCTAATTGTTCTTCCGTTGGGTTATCAAACCATTCATACCCACTCCGTGTAAGCAGATAAGTCATCTGTTGTGGGAACTGCTTAAACTGTAAGATAACCTTAGCGTATGCGTTTTGTAAGTAACGGGGTTTATTTAAGGTAGAGTAGTCAAACATTGACCGGTAAGTTAAGTCTTTAGCCTGATCTACTGCTTTGTTAAATGCCACAAACGGTGGGTTGCCCGCTTTAATTGCTGCGTCATAAGACATACGGAACGCGCTCATAGCCATGACTTCACGGTTGAACCGTTCGGCATGGTGGAACATTGCGCTTAGGCCCTTCATGACCGAGTTCATCTTGCCGGTGTACAAATTAGATGGGGCTTCAGCCACGCCAGCCAAGTCATGAGATTGAGTAATATCAATCAATCCACTAGCAACAAATATGTCGTAGGCGGCTTTTTCTCTGGGATCTGTAAGTGTGCGCCCTAAACTAGGGGGTGCAAATTCACCGTTTGCATCTTTAAACCCAGACCCAAAAAATCTCTTGCCAAAGGAAGCCAGCGTACCAGCAGAATTGGTTTTGCCAAATCGGGCTGCAAGCACAGGGAATCCAATGGCAGGCACACCTAGCATGTTTACCAAAGCCGACGCAGGAGCCGTGAGATACCAGATAAACGATATGTTAGACAAAAATGTGGGGATCGTGCCCGTATCCGTGGGGTTCATTACGTACTCAAGACGCCGACCCAGTTCAGCAATATAGTCTTCGTCTGTTGTTTTTTCCCGTAGCAACGTAGACGGCTTAGACTTACGCAGTTCTTCAGCAGC